TCCTGTAGATGTAAGCCCTGTAGTGGCATTAGCTTCATTAGAAGGACTTAAAGCATTAGCAAGAGTATTAACTTCTGCACCCAATGTACTCTTAACATCTGCGGGTATCTTGGCATAGGAAGTTACATCTTGAGCTAATGTTCTAACTTGCTCTGATGTTAATGCACCTTGCCATAGTCCTACTTGACTAATAGCACCATCAAAATCTTCACCACTTCCTGTTTTTCCTATATACCCTGTAGTACCACTCCAAGAAACAAAATTATTACTATAAGAACCAGAACCATCTAAAATTCCATTTAAATATATTTCGTATGTTTTTGCAGTTGGATTAACAACTAATGCGCCATGATACCATCTATTAGTTTCTAAATCAGTTGCTCCTGTAGGATTTTCTCCGTATATACTTGGTATTAATTTCCAAGATGAACCACTCCCACCATTCCAAATAAACATTGATCTTCTTTCATATACTGCTTCATCGCCCCAAGCTATAATTGCAGATGCTTGTAATGTGTCAATTTTAAACCAAGCACTAATAGTATATGGTTGCAGATTAGGTAAATTACTTGAATCTATTTCTACATAGTCAGTTGAACCATTAAAACTTGCACTACCATCCCCAATCTGCTCTGCTTGTGATTCAGCTATGTCTATTGCACGAGGTAAGACTGGTGCATTGCCACCATATACTGATGTGGTAGTTGTTGCTCCTGTGACAAATCCCGTGTTTGAGGTTACTTCTTTGATTGATAGATTACTCATAGAAAACGCAACTGCATCATTTCCTCTGAAACCAAATTTAAAACTACTTCCTGTAGCAGATGATGTTATATAAAAAGTATTTATTCCATTTGCAGGAACTTTATCTAATTGCAACCCACTATCTAAATTTGTATTTCCTCCAATTCTTACAAGGTCTATTGAGCCACTTGATATATCTATATCAAAACTAATTTTATATGATTTTGCAGATGTTAATGAAAAATCACTTGTGTAAGCAATACCCCAACTTGTGTTTACTGCATTTGTAATACTATTTCCACTTGTTACAAATGTTTCATAAGGACTACTACTTGAGTTTACCCAAGTCAATGAACTTGCAATATTACTACCTAATGTTTCTCCATCGTGAGGTTGTACTACTCCACCACTTGCACTATCCAATGCCCACCAACTAACTAAACTTGTTTTTTCTACAGAGCCTAACTGACTGTAAGACTTGTTCATAACGGAGTTGACTTCTTCGAGGGATAAGGCTCTTGACCAAAGTGCTACATTAGCCATCTTACCACTTAAAGGAAATACCTCTCCAAAATAATTACCAATAATTGTTTTCATGCTACTTGTAAAAGCAATAGAACTTTCAGAATTTGTTTTTGGGGTTTGAGCTACTCCATTAACATATACTGTAGAAGTAGTTGTAGATGCATTCCAAGTAAGAGTTATATGATTCCAACCAGCATTATTAGCTGAAAAATTATCTATATCAAGTTGGTCAACATTATTAATTCTAAATTTTAATGTATCAAGATGAGTATATATTTGAATTTTCCCATTAATATTGTCAAAAGTTCCGATATAAAACATTCCGCAAGAATTATTCGTAACTGTTCTGTATAGCCAAAAAGAAACAGTAAAAGCAGTATTAAAACTGCCTCCTAAATCTGTAGCTATTTGAGTACCGCAATTTATATGCTCACCAGTCGTATTAGTAAACGATGTCGAACCCTCTGATGGGAATGCAAGTGTGTCTGACCTACTTGATTTGAAGTCGAGGTATAACTTGAGGTTGTCCTTGACATATGTTAAGAGGGATGCACCCCCTTTAACTAAACTACTAGCTAATCCTAGCATGTTAGCCTAAATATGCTATAACTGATCCACTAGATAAAGTGAAAGCAGTCCAACTACCAAATATGGTAACTCCTTGAGGGAATGTATTGGAAGAACTTACCGCATCTCCATTACCACCAGATGAACCTATATAAGAACTATCTGCGGGTGTTAATAGTGAGAATGCTGTATCTTCTAAAAATTGTATAGCCACTATTTTTTTACCTGAAATAGCATCTGTGCCACTTTCAAATAAGCAACCGCCTTGCCCTAGTGCTACATTGTTTGATTCTAAAACTGAAAAGTGTCTCTTCGACATTACTTAATCTCCTTGTATTTTCATCACTTACCGCCCAAGATTACTTGGCATAGTGAAATTATTTGTGGGGGCAGATTAACCACCCCCACGATACTACTTATTTACTAGTCGTTAGTAAATCTGATTCCACGACCTGCATGAATCAAAGCACACCCATAAAGAGCATCTGCTACTACTTTAGTACCAAGATAGTCAATCGAGTAATCACTCTGCATTCTAATGTCCTGTTGCATAGCAAATCCTGCTGTACTCTTGTGGAAAATAACTCCACAGACATCAGTACCACCAGTTGCTAAAGCGTTAGTCATTATAACAGGTAAACCATATGCTTTTTCTACCATACCAGAAGAAAAACCGCCATTAGCTTGACCAGTTGAGTCAAACCTAACTAATCTATCTTCTTGTAGTAAGTCAGCATATACTGTTGGATTTACAGCTAACATAAGATCACCATCTCTGTAGTCTAAGTCAGCTTCTCCAAGTGTAGCTAATGCTGTTTGGAAATTAGCCTGTGTAATTACATCATCATCACCAGTAGTAATACTTGATGTTACTGTAATCAACTTACTAGCGATATGAGCATCAATCTCTTTAGCTAGTGAATATCCCATTGCTTGAGAATATTTTTCAACCATGCCAGGATTTGCCTGTATGACTGCAATATCTTCAAATAATTTTGATACGTACTTATGTTGATTAACTGTAATGTCAGCAACAGCACCTGCATCGATGTCGTATTCTATTGCTGTATTTTGGGCTTTAGTCTCAACCGCAGTTTCAGAAAGCATTGGTACATGGATAACATCACCTTTGCCTTGAACTAGGTCACTAAAATCGTCTACTAATGGGCGAAATACTAATTTTCTATTTAGATAGTCATATACATATTCACTCCAAAGCTCTGGAATAAATACGTTGACTTCTGCTAGACCAGTATTACCTGCCCCTATTGCTCCGTAACTCATTTATTATTATCTCCTATAAGATTCTAATATTTGCCCCCAATTACGTTTCTTCTCATCCATGCTCATATCAGTGACTTTTCCGAGTTTATCTGTTGGCACAGTTCCCTGCCTATCAGGTGGGTTTTCTTTTGCTACAGTAAACTCATCAACAATACTTAACAATGTTTGAGTGTCCACATTGGAGAATTTTTCTCGTTTAGATTCAGGCAATCTAGCTAAAGCATCTTCCCGAAGTTTTTTATCCATTGAATCCCACTTATCTTTATAAGGTTTGTAGGTTTCAAGTTCTTTGACAAGTTCTGTATTTAACTCTTGCCATTTTTCTTCTTCTTTTAGCTTTGCTCTTTTTTGATCATCCTGACTTTCTTTAAAAGCTTGAATTTCTTCACGAAGAGTATTTCTTTCTGAAATCACTTCATTCAACCTTGTTATTGGTACATTGTTTTCGACTTTAGTGTCGTTTTCCTGTTTTACATCTGGCTCGATGGTCTTTTCTTCTGACATTTTTACCTCTTCAGTGAGTTAGTATTTAAAACACAAGAATTACTCTTGCATTAAGATATGGTATAATGTAAGTTATCAAAGTAATCTAATGCAAGAAAAAAATTACGAATTTAAGAAAAAATGGTTTGATTACTTAGAATACAAGCCACATAACGGACAAGTGCCACTACACTTCCCCGAAAAACAAGATGCTAGATTTCAAGTTGTAGTATGCGGGAGAAGATTTGGTAAAACTTGGGCTAGTGCTATGGAAGCTACCTATGTAGCATCTCAACCTGATAAAAGAATTTGGGTTGTTGGAATGTCTTACAAGAAAGCTAGGCTTATTTTCCGTGAGATATGGCAAAGGATGGTTATTGGGCATCCCGAAGATGTTGATAAGGCATCTGAGAAAGACATGTATATTCGTTTTAAGTGGGGAACTACTGTAGAAGGAATGTCAGCAGATAATCCATCAAGTTTAGTGGGAGAAGGTCTTGACCTACTTGTAATTGACGAGGTTGCTAAGATGAATAAAAAGATTTGGGATATGTATTTATCCCCTACAGTTGCAGGTAGAAAAGGAAAGGTTATTTTTATTACTACACCAGAAGGTAGAAACTGGATATATGATTTGTTTAAATTAGGAAGAGATGATCCTATGTGGGAAAGTCACACTTCACCATCTTGGGTTAATCAGCATGAATTTCCATTAGGACTAGAAGATCCTGCTATTATTGAAAGAAAAAGAAATATGTCTAAAGAACTTTTTGGTCAAGAGTTTGGTGCAGAGTTTTCTGTATTTGAAGGAAAGGTTTGGGATTTTAATAGAGAATTAGATGTAGGGCATTATCCATATGATCCTAATCTGCCTACATTCTGTGCAATAGATTTTGGATACAGGCAACCTGCTGTTTTATTTATACAGACACAATACGATGGTGAGCTTGAGCATATAAGGGTGTTTGACACCATACTTCATAAAAATAATATTAAAACTGAAGACCTAATTAAGATGATTAAAGTTAAGGGCTACCCTGTTATGTCTTACTATGGTGATCCCGCAGGTGCTAATGTTCAAGGTCAGAGCGGAGCAGGAGACATGGAGATATTTAGGAGAAGTGGAATAAGAGTGCTATCAACTAAAGATAGAAATAGTAGGAATATTGTTAACAGCGTATCTTACACTAGGGGGTTTTTTGAAAGTGCTGACGGAGTAAGAAGAGTGCATGTCCACAGTTCCTGTAAAGAGATGATAGAAGATTTTGAAGAATATAGATACCCTGAGTCCGAAGAGGGTAAACCAATTAAAGAAGAACCAATTAAAGATGGATACCATGATCACGGAAACGATGCTTTTAGGTATTTTATTATAAATAGATTTCCAATGAGGAATAGAGAAATGAAAAGGATACAAAGATGATAAACCAGATGATAAAAGATAAGTTAATAGAAACTAAGTTGATGATGGCACACCAAAGGCGAAATGAAATTAGAAAACACCTTGACTACTATTCAGGAATTTCTACAGACCAATACATTAACAATTATTTTAATGGAGATGCTTTTAGTGAAATACCTCCTAGTTTAACTAATTTTACTAGAAAATTTATAAATAAAATTAGCAGAATTTATAGTTTAGGGGCAAAAAGAACAACAGGCGATAATAGCGAAGTGTATCAACAGCTTATCCAAACAAAAAATGTCCGCATGAAACATTCTGAAAGAATGACTAGATTATTAGGGACTGTAGCAAATAGAGTTCATTGGAGAGATGGTTATTTTGACTATAGACCAATATATTATTTTGAAGCATACTTTGAAGATAATCCATTTGAACCTAGTACTATTATTTATCCATTATTAAATAGCACATCAGACCTTTCAAATACAGAGGGGTTACAGTGGGAGTATTGGGATAAGAATAATTATGGCATCATGGATGAAGAAGGTAATATGATTTCTGAATCTCCTAATCCATATGGCATCCTACCTTTTGTATTTACTCATAGGGAAGATCAGATAGACTCTTTCTTTGTAGAGGGAGCATCTGACATTATTAATTGCAACGAACAAGTTAATATTGCTTTGACTGAAATGAACCTAGGAATGAGGTTTAATATGTTTGGTCAACCTTGGGTTACAGGTTTAAATGCAGACCAAAGCATGTTAAGGTCAGGCTCTAATACTATTCTTGATATGGGTGAAGATGGTGCTTACAATATTACAAGCCCTCAAGGCAATATAGATGAGGCTATTAATAATATCAAATTCCAAATGGAATTAGTTGCTACAAATAATCACCTGTGGATTACTTGGGCTGAGTCTGGTGGGGAAGTCCCTAGTGGTATCTCCCTTATGATTAAAGATATGGAGAGAAAAGAAGACTACTATGATGATATTGCTCTTTGGAGAATGTATGAAAAAGACTTTTATGATGTAGAAAGAGTTATCGCTGAATACAATGGTATATCACTGCCTGAAGAGTTTGGAGTTGACTTTGAAGAAGTTGAGTATCCAAAAACAGTTCAAGACCAGATTCTTAAAGATGAATTTGATATAAATAACAATCTTATTACTAGAGCTAAGATAATGGCTAGAGATAACAAAGACCTCACGATAGCACAAGCACAATCAATTATAGATGAAAATAGGAGTACGAATGAGCAAGAAGGAGAACAGTCAATATTTACGCAGTTCCGTCAAGAAGCTAGACAAGATCAACAATCTGGAGATTAATTTTACAGGGACTTTAAAAGATGTAATGGAAAACCCTACTAAGTGGGCTGAACAACAAGTAAAGCAAGGTGTTTATGATAATCTAAGTAAGTATCTAGAAGCAAAAGAACTAGGAGAGGAGTTTTGGGATGGAATTAAAAATAACAAAAAACTTTAGTTTTAAGAAACTGCAAAGTAAAACTTGGGAAATACTTGATGAAGTATCTTCAGCTTATGCTACTAAGTCAGAGCAAGATTCTAAGCAAAAAATTGACAGAGGATTAAGAAAACTATCTCCACTAACAAAAGAAATAAGAAAAAAACGAGGTCAAAGGCAAACTCCAGCTTTAAAAGCATCTGGTGCTTTATACAAAAGCATAAAGACAAATAAAGATTCTTTAGAAATGTTATCTTATGGAAAACTGCATAACGATGGGTTTACAACTGATAAAAAATCTATGATTCCTAATATTAAAATAGAAGCAAGACCTTTTATTTCTGTTACAATAAAAAATAAAAAAGAAATTCAAAAAAACTTTATTAAAAGCGTAAAAAAAGCACTAAAAAAATAAATTATTGTATTATATAAAAACTCAGGAGTAGATTATGGCAAAAGAAGGGACTGAACTAGATGAAAGAGATAGAAGATTACTTACTGAGATTGCTTCTGGAATGTCTTACGACTCTAGAATTTTCAATCAAAGGATTAGACAACAAGTTGAAAGGCTTAGAAGAAGTGGTCTTGATGAACAATCAATTATTGGGGTTCTTGAGCAAGACTTTATGTCCAATGGTAGAATCTTCGGAGAACTCAGAAATTCAATTAAACGAGGAGTTGTTGGAGGAATTAATCAAGCATTCCGCAGATCGGGAGAAATGGGGGAAGGCTTAAGATGGATTGCAGTATCTAAAAATATTTGTGACGACTGTCAAAGTGTAGCAGGTGAGGTTGATACTTGGGAAAACTGGGAACAACGAGGGATGCCAGGATCTGGTTGGAGTCTTTGCAAGGATAACTGCTACTGTCAGTTAGTGCCTGAATCAATGGAAATAGATGATAGTATATTTATATGAATAAGTTTAATGTATTAAATTGTATCTGCCTTAGATGCAGATGGACATGGGAAGTATTAGCCGTTGGAGCTGATAGGGAACAAGTTTGTCCAGAATGTAAGTCTTACGACACAAAGACATTCTTAAAAAGATTCGATACCTAGGGCTTTTTCTTTTCTTTCAATTTTATCTTGCCATGCTTTACGCTGTGCAGGTGTTTGTCTTCCTTTTTCTGGTCTACTAATACCTACGGCATCAGCTCTAGCCCTCCACTTTCTAGCCTCTCTTCGTTTCTCATTCTTTTTTAAATTCTTTTTTAGCTCTCGTTTTTCTTGTTGAGGCGTTATTACTACTGGCTTTTCTGGTACTATAGGTCTTTGTGGGAGTATCTCCACCTCATCGTATATATCAACATCTTCAGGCACTTGGGTATTCAAAAATTTTTCAAAGGGGCTTTTATGGTTATTAACTTCAACTCTTTTAATAAGTTTCCCAGAATGTTCCAGTACTAATCTCCCCGCTTGTACATTCCCCGCCTCAGCTTCTCTTACCATACTATTTAATACTGTTGGCAATCTAGAACCAAAAGTAACCATATATTTCTGATAAAAAATTTCTACAAATTCAGGATCTTTAAGCCAGTTATGGATAGTAGCTTTCGTAACCCCAGCCTTATCTGCAACTTCTTGTATAGATGTCTCAGGTGACGAGACTAGCATATCAATAGCTAGTGATTTTTCTGGTTTCCATTTAACTGGTAATGTAACACTCATAATAATTTCCTTAGATTATGGTATATTCTACGGACTTTCCTATCTTTATACAAGAGATTTAACCTAAATCCTAATAAGGCACTCCTACTACTATACAATACATAACATAAAAGCGTTAGCTTTTAAAGGACTTTCTTTTGAGATTTTTTTATAAAGTGGGCTCTAAGTGTTTGTTATGCAATAATTTATGGGGAACGCCTATGCACCTTATAAATTTCCGAAATATACGCCCCTACCCTAATACAAGTCAAGTAAAAAATAAAAATAAAATTAGAACGGATCGCCTAAAGTCAAGTAAAAAGAAAATAAATCTTTTCTGTTGCTTTTGTGGGTGGCTTATGGTTATACAAATTAAAATCAAATTAACTATTGACAAACGACAAAACACCCCAATTAAATCTTTACATCTTGAATAGAATTTACTTGTTTTATTGGTTACTCTTTACTATGGAGATAACTTAATAGGTGCTTAATTGGTTTTAGGTAAAATTGAATGATTTTGTCGAGAGTAAACGCTCTAGAATAGGGCTAATCATTAGAAAGAAATGTTTTTAATGTAAATGTATGAACAGCTAAAATATTGGCTCTATGGATCATTTAGACACCCCTAAAAGCTTTTTGACAAAAGCAAGTAAAAAATTACATAAAATGAATTTTTTTCTAGGTTAATTGTAAATAAGTAAAATTAGCTATTGACTTTTAAGTAAATAATCGCTTTTTTAAAATCCTTT